GAACGACAATGCCAACAGAGATTTGATACAGAGTTTCCTGCAAACGCTTGATGCCTTGTTCAGCGATGAGAATGTCAAAATCGATGTGGCAAACTTCAATGCCAGCCGAGTCTGCAAGCTTTACGGAACGATGGCTCAAAAAGGATCCTCGACAGACAAGCAGCCGCATAGGATGTCCAAGGTGGCCAGTGTGCCGGAACCGTTCGCAAAGACCGAGAAAGCTTACTTCCAGAAGGTCATTGACATCATACCGAAGGAGACCGAAAAACCGCAGCAGTACAACAGATACAACGGTCAGCAGTTCGATGTTGAGGAGTGGATGGATAAGCACGGCATCGGCTATAGAAAGGCGAGTATTTCGGATGGCACAAAATACATTCTGGATCACTGCCCTTTTGACGAGTCCCACACGGGCAAGGACGCAGCAATCATACGCAGGAGCAACGGTGCTTTGTGCTTTCACTGTTTCCACAACTCTTGTGCCGACAAGGGGTGGAAGGATTTGCGGCTCCTCTACGAACCGAACGCCTACGAGCGGAAGTGGCAGGAACATGAAAAACGCATGTACGGTCACTTTAACCGTGAGCGTCCGCTGCCGAAGCCTCTGGAAGAGAAGAAAGATGAGCCTATCTGGTACACGCCGATGGACATCTGGAACATGCCGCAGGAGCAGGTGGAATACATCAAGACTGGTTTCGATGGTATCGACCGCCGTACATACGGCTTGCAGAAACGTGCAATCTCTGTCGTTACAGGACTTAGGTCAGCAGGAAAATCCACATGGATCGATGACCTGATTCTGAACGCCATCCAGAGCGGCAACAGGGTCGGGTGCTTCTCTGGTGAATTACCGGAACGCCAGTTCATGAGATGGCTTATCAGACAAGCTGCCGGAAAGGGTCGGGTGGAGCCTGGAAGATTTGAAGGGCAATGGAACGTACCTCGAAAATATCAGGAGTCCATCGTCAAGTGGCTGCAAGGTAAGTTCTACCTGTACAACAACGATTACGGGAACAATTTCGTGCAGATGCTTGAGGCCATCCAGAAGAAGATAGAATCTGACAAGCTGGACTTGGTCATCCTCGATAACCTGATGGCATTGAACATCGAAGACCTGTCCGACAACCAGTGGAATGCCCAGACGGAGTTCGTGCTGAAGCTTTCGGTTCTGGCGAAAAAGATGAATGTCCACATCCTGTTTGTGGCACATCCCCGGAAGACGGTTGATTTCCTGAGGCTTGAGGATATCTCTGGTGTGGGAAACTTGGCAAACGCAGTCGATGAGGCTTTCCTGATCCACAGGAACAACGGGGATTTCCGAAGGCGGTCAGCGGCAATGTTTCACTGGAAAGAAGACAATCCGGCATATGACGGCACGAACGTTATCGAGATCGCAAAAGACCGAGAGAACGGCACACAGGACGTGTTTGTCCCCCTGTACTACGAGAAGGAGACCAAGCGTCTGAAGAACGACCCGACCGAGAACATCATCTACGGATGGGATACGGACGATGGATTTGTACCTGTTGACGAACCTGTTTTTGACTGAAAGGAGCAAAGTATGGGAAAAACGATAATCAAAGGTGTGAAGGAAGACGGTATGTTCGACACGGAGTACAAAAGCACGGCAATTCTTGTGACGGAACTGATCGAAGACATCGAGAAAGACCTGCGTCATGCAGAAATTCAGCACCGGTTGGAAGATATAAGGGAGAGTGCTGAGAGAGACTACAGGATCCGCAAAATGTACTACAGGCAAATGCAGAAAAAAGCAAATGAAAAGCGTCCTGACGAAAGAGAGTTGATCGAGGCAGGTGTTGATGCGATCAAGCGGTGCACGGATAATCACGATATGGCATCTGTGCTTACAATCTGCAAACTGTGCAAGGCTATTGCCGGTGACCGATTCGATGTGACAGTGGAACCAGACGAGAAGAAAGATGAGTCATGATTGAGTGAAAGGAGACAAAGATGGGAAAGTTGTACATGGAGATCGATAAGGTTGGTACGAGTTGTAATGAGGAGCTTGATGACAACTTCGTCACATACACGCACGGATGCACCGTCACCATCCAAGGGAGAGATTATAAACTTCCGAGCGGCATGGTAAAGTTCATCGACATTGATGCGCATGACCAAGCATTGCTCGATGCGCTAAAGGGTGTGTGTGGGATGACTTGGCATGAGAAAAGCGTGGTGTTTGGTAGTGATTGTTTCGGAGACATCCTGGCAATGGACGCTAAAAAAATCGTGAACCGCTATCACGAATTCAAAAATCCTGTGTATCGGGTCGGGGACGAAGTGTATGCGGACTCGTTTTATGAAGGAGTCATTACGAACATCGACAAAGATGGGATGCTGACTATTGTGATGAAGAAAACTGGGCGTGTACAAGTTTGCAATCCCAAAGACGTCATCAAGAACGGTGAGCATTTCAACAGTGTCGAGAGGTACTGCAGCAAATGATTTCCCCAGAAGACAAAGAATGGATGTCCAAGTTTATGACCGACATGTGGAATTTCATCAAGACGTATGGTGACCGGAGCCTGGATGAATCGAAGGCGGCAGACATGCTTTACGATAGCGATGTGATTATCAAGAAGTACAACGAGGATGAACGGGTCTTGTGCATGCTGATGGGATTCATGAACGGACTGGAAAGAGAGGTGAAGAAGGATGGTCGATGTGGTTGAGCGCAGTGCCGTCTACGAGATGCTCGACAAGATCCAGAGCGATGTGTATGACGGGGACGGATTCCAGCTCGACAAATGGGTCGAGTATGTGGATGCGATGAAGTGCGAAAAGGAGAGAATCATGACGGAAGATATGTTCGAGAGAGCCAAGTGGCTGATTGACAAAATCGGGGACACGAAGTGGGAAATAGATAAACTTTCGGAGGCTAGGGAGAAGATGTGTGCTGCCAAAGACGGAACCGAAGACATCGCACTCAACATAAGCTGTAGAAGCTGGTGTGGGTGTGTTTATACCTCCAACATGGGAATGCTAATCAAGATCGTTGACGAGGAAATAGCCCGTCAGGAAGCGGAACTGGTTTCTGCGAAAAAAGAATTCGAGGCACTGTGATGTTGATAGCATGGATCGAAAAGTACATCCTTGGAGTTAAGTCACCCACGGCATACTTGGCAGGATACGAGTACAGATACGACATGCTGAGAGAGGAGAGACACATGGTTTCGATAACATGCGGAAGCACTGACTGCAAGTATAACGGCAGAGCACACAAGTGTACCGCCAAGTCAGTAAGGCTTACATACCGCAACATGCTGACGGTGAACGAGGGGCGTGTGGATATGTGGGTTTGCGACAGGTACGAGATGTCTGACAGTGCCAAGAGGGCTGTTGAGTTTTTCAAGACGCACACGGAGTTCAACAAGGGAGAATGGTGATGGCGAGAAAAATGAAGGCATATGCGGCATCCGACCGCAATGGAGACACTGGATATAGCATCGTGGTATTTGCAGAAACGGCAGGACAGGCAAAGGCGTATGCAAGAAACAGTGAAAATTTTGACAGTTTTGAGTTTACGGAAATGCGAGTGAACCGGTGCAAGGCACTTGACAGCTACTATAGGGGCAAGCCTGAAATGGATTGGCTCAACTATGAAGACAGGGTGGCAATGGTCAGATACGCAAACTTTGAGTGCAGTTGCGAGGTGTGGCATCCTGAATGCGAAAACGGAGAATGTCCTGCGCAGGAGTGGTGCGGAAGATATGAGAGGATGAAAGAATGAGAGTGCAGTTTTACCCAGATGATGTTGACAGCGATGTCATAGAAGTACCAGATGACATTTCTGAATATGAATTGTCAGACATGGCATGCGAGTGGGTTGCCGACAACGTCGCAGGATTTTGGCGAGTGATAAGCGGAGGTAACTGGGATGATTGAGTTAAAGACCTGCCCGTTCTGCGGTAGTGAAGCAAAACTGTTTGTTGGAGAAGGTGGTGTTTGCGTTATGTGTACTTCTTGTGGATGCCGAACCGGTTGTCGCGATGACACTTATTCACTTGGGTTAAGTTTATGGCGAAAGTATAAAAAGATATCTGTTGACTTGGTGATCGATGAGTGGAACAGGAGAACAGGTGAACGAGATGATTCGATTTCCGATTGAATGCCCTGTGGAATGCCAGCATTTACGAGCGTGGGATATGTCGGTTGATGATTGGACGTATGTATGCGACAAACTAAGCGTCCAGATTGACGGATGCGACACGTTGGCTAAATGGTTGTTACCGATATGTCCGATAGAGAGAGGTAAATTGGATGAGTGACAGTTTGGTTTTCGAACGCTACAGGCTAACTCTCACGCACGAGATGGTCAGCACGGAAGGAAGGGTGCATCCGATTGAGGATCCGATTGTAACCGAATATGTTGTTGATCGGAGAACGATGCCGTGCGGTGAAAGCATAGTAGTTAACGAGATGCTGTATCGCCTAAGGGAGTTCATGCTTAAAGAACTGGAGACGAAAAGAGGTGAGTAGATGAGCGACAAGGAGACTATCTATCGACAGGATGCAATAGATGTGCTTCACGTTTGCCTGCCTGGAATCCCTTTGAAAAGGCTGAATGAGATATTATCGGCAGTGCCATCCGCACAGTCAGACAATGATAAGCAAGAATTGATTCGAGCGATAACAGCAGGAATCGTTGCAACAAACACTAAAGATGTTTATTCTTGCGGAATGCGAAATGGGATGCGATGGTGCAAGGGATTGTTGGAAGAAGACGACCCGAAGTTTGAGGATGCAAGTTTATACGCAAATCCAGAACAGCGACACGGAAGAATATTTCAAGGGATTGATGTTGAGTATCCGTCAATCAGCACATATCCAGAGTGCGAAGGAAAGCCATATTTCTCGATCAAGTATACAGAAGATGGGCAAGATTTTATCGGTTATGGAACATACAAACCAGAGGTGCTGTCGGAATATCTGATAGAGTATTTCATGCCATCCGCAGAGCCAGAGCATACGATGGAAGAGTTTATGTATGGTCAGGAATTAGGTGATCCTGAAGATGGGAGTTTGTGATGGACGATTTAATCAGCAGGCAGTGGCTCACGGAGTGTGTCGAAGAGGGATGGATAAAATTCGATACACAGGAAGACGAAAACCGATTCGTGCATCTGATTAGAGATATAGCACCATCCGCAGAGCCAGAAATTATTCGATGTGAAGACTGTATGCACAACGGAAGTTTCGATACAGATTGTCCTATTGGATGGAATGGGAAAGAGTATTGTAGCTTTGCAGAAAG